CAACCCTGTACGGCGTGTGTGCCACGGCGGCAAACGTGGCAGCCAAGGAAGTGGCCATCGAAGGGCTTGATGCGCTGCTTCCGGGCCTCACGATCCACGTCAAGTTTACGAACTCGAACCGCACGAATCCGGCAACCGAACCGCCCACGCTGACGATCCCGACGATTGACAGTGTGGCACGAAGAATCTACCGCCACGGTGCAGTGCCGCCCGGTAATACAGACAGAGAATCCTGGTACGCAGGAACTGTCGTGGCTCTGACCTTTGACGGCACGGCCTGGGAAATGAACGACTGGCAGAGCGACACGATCTATGACAACGCGACCCAGAACGCAGCCGGTCTGATGTCGGCAACGGACAAGACCACCCTGGACAACATCCGGGATAATCGGACGACCTCACTGGCCTTTGAGAACGTAGCGACGTCCGCGTGGGTATCGGACAGCACCTATGCCAACTATCCGTACAAGGCGACCATCGCCTGTCCCGGCGTCACGGCAAACCATTTCGTTCAGGTCTGCTTTAACCCGGAGCATGTGGTCAACTATGTTCCGGCTCCGGTGTGCCTCGCGGGCCAGGATCAGGTGACGGTCTGGATGATGATCAATCCGGGGGCGAGCATCACGGTTCCGACGGTCTTCGCGGTGCTTCCGGACAGAGCGTGAGGTGAGCTATGGCATATCAGACAACCGGTAAAATTACCGGCACGGATGTCTTCCAGAGAGCCATCACCATCATGGATGAGCTCTCTGATGAAGGCAAATTCAAGTACACGGATACAGAGGAGTATCGGCACAGATCTCTGGCAATCATCAATGTTCTGACGAACGAACTGTATCCTTACAGTGATACCTACGGGCTCAATCAGGAGTGGGGCAGCAGACGCAGGCGTGTTGCAGATCAGATGGAAGATCTGTCGGACACCATCGACCTGGACGATTACTGTGCGGGATCGGTGCTGCCCTACGGGCTTGCGGCCCATCTGCTTCTGAACGAGGATCCCAGCACGGCAAATTTCTGCCAGCAGCGATACGATGAACTCAAAGCCTCGCTCATGCGGGGGCTTCCCGGCGAGAGCGAGGACATCGAAGATGTCTACGGCGGCATCGATGTAAGCCCGTACAACGATTTCGGCCGCTGGTCATAAAGGGGGCATGACGGATGGCAAGGCCAAAAGGCAGCCGAAACAAACCGAAAGACGGAAGTCCTGACCGGCCCTACCGCAGTCCGGAAGAACTGCAGGACGCCATGCGGGAATACTTCAACCAGCGGGCAGAGCGAGACGGGGACGCCTTCCCATCCGAGGCCGGAATGCGGATCTTCCTGGGGCTGGGGCACAAGAGCTGGAACAGCTATGTGGAAGACCCAGAGTATGAACTGGTCTTCGACTGGGCACAGGACATGCGGGAAGACTGGGCATCCAGGAAACTGGCGGAGAACCCGAAAAGCGCTCAGGCCTTCCTGAACATCCTGAAACAGCCGAGCAACGGCGGATGGATCGACCGGAAGACGGACAAGGAAGACAAGGTGCTTGAGATCCGGGCGGCAGGCGTCGGAGGCGTGGAGGCCTTCAAATGAGCCGGGGCGCAAACAAAATCGGGACGGACCAGACCGCCAGCGGCCAGGAGAAATCCAGAGTCAAGGGCCTGACGGTCTGGGACCCCGGCGTAGCAAACCCGAAGCAGCAGGAATTCTACATGGCCAAGGAGCTGTATGTGGGATTCGGCGGCGCCAAGGCAGGCGGCAAAACCCATGCTGTGAGAATCAAGGCCTTCGGCACGGCCCTGATGAATCCGGGGATCAAAATCATCATCTTCCGTAAGACATATCCGGCACTGGAAGAAAACCACATCCTTCCCCTGAAGCGCATGGCGGTGAAGACCGGTGCGGCCACCTACAACGGAACCACCAAGATGCTGACCTTCGTCAACGGAAGCACCATCCGATTCGGCCACTGGTCCGGAGCGGACAGCGAGGACGAATACAACGGTCAGGAATATGACCGGGTGTTTCTGGACGAAGCTACGCAGTTCTCGGAGAGAGCCTTCAACCTGCTGGCAGGTATGCTGCGTGGTGCCTCCCCGTATCCCAAGCAGATGTACATCACTTGCAACCCCGGCGGCGTGGGCCACAACTGGGTCAAGAGACTCTTCATCGACCGGCAGTACGAAACCGGCCACGCGAACCCGGAAGAAGACGAGCATCCGGAAGATTACCGCTTCATCTGGGCCAAGGTCGAGGACAACGTGCAGATGCTCAAGCACAGCCCGAAGTACCTCGAACAGCTGTCGAAGCTGCCGGAGGATGTACGCCACGCCTATCGTTACGGTGACTGGGACAGCCTGGGCGGCGGGTATTTCAAGGAATTCAAGAAGCCCACGCATGTGCGAAAGGCCTTCCGGATCCCGGCGCACTGGAAGCGGTTCCGGTCCTTCGACTACGGCCTTGATATGTTTGCCTGCGTCTGGTTCGCAGTGGACACGGACGGCAGGGCCTGGGCCTATCGGGAAGTGGAGAAGAAGGGCCTGATCATTCAGGACGCGGCGGCGCTCTGCCTGCAGAACAGCCCCGCCTATGAGAAGATCGAAGTCACCTACGCCCCGTGGGATATGTGGAGCCGCACCAAGGAAAGCGGCAAGACCATGGCCGACCAGTTTCTGATAAACGGCCTGATGATTGTGCAGAGCCCGCGAGACAGGGTGCAGGGCCACATGGCCATGAAGAGCATGATGGCCCCGATGCCTCTGAAGGATCCTTTCGTGAGGAGCCTGTTTCCGGAGGGCCAGGTCCCGGCCACCCTGCCGGGGCTGATGTTCTTCTCGGACCTCTCAAGGGTCATCAAGGACATCGAGGAAATCCAGGCGGACGAGAAGAACCCGAACGACTGCGCCAAGGATCCGCACGAGATCACACACACGGTGGACGCGGTGCGCGGCTTCTGCGTCAGCAGGATCATTCCGACGGAGGCTCCGGAAACCAAGCAACGGCGAAGGACCTTCGAGGACATTCTGGACGACAAGGAAGAAAACTATGAAAGCTTTATGTGCGGCGGGGAGCCAAGCCCGGACTATCTCGGAGCCGCATAAGGAGGAACAGCATGACAGTACTGACAATTCTTGTGGTGTGCGCTGTGGCGCTCTGCAGCCTCTGTGGCGTGATCGCAGCGGCAGCCAATAAAAGAGCCGCGGCAGCAGAAGATCTTTCGCAGCGGACGTTAAACACGGCAAATGAGATCGTTCAACGCAATGGGGACGAGAACAGGGCGCTGCGCGTTGCTCTGAACGCCCTAAATGAGATTGTGAAGAACCTAAAGGAAGAGAACAGGGCCATCCGTGACGAGCTTGAAAAGGTGCGGAATCTGATCCCGGAGGACGTCAAAGAAGAGCGGCTGAGGCGGGACGTCCTGATGAGCCAGCTGAACGATGAGCTGGAAACCCGCGTCAAAGCGGAAAAGGAATGGAACGCGATGGTGGCGGGCGTCCTCGGCTATGATCTGAATACAGCCAGAGCCGCGGGAGTAAAGAACGATGAGTAAGAAAAAGCAGATCGCGGAACTCGGACTTTTCGACGGCAACGAAAAGCCTGATGTCCAGTGGGGCTGGCACAACTACACGGAGAGCGTCAGCTACAACACGAAGATCAACCTGCAGGAGACGGTTAAAGCAAACGAGAACTTCTATATCGGCAAGCAGTGGGAAGGCATTCAGGCCAACGGCCTGCCAACGCCGCAGTTCAACTTCCTGAAAAGAACCGTCGGTCACACCGTCGCGTCCATCGTCTCGGACGATGTGCGGATGACGGCAACCCCGCTGGAAGCGGCGCCGAACGAGAAGGAACTGATCGACCCGGTGCGGATCGTGAATGAGGAATTCTCGCGGCTGCTGGAACAGGTGAAGTTTTCCAGGCTTCAGAAGATCTTCGTCAGAGACGCGGCAGTCCGCGGGGACGGCTGCATGTACACCTGGTGGGACGCGGATGCCCCGGCGGGCAAGGGCCAGAAGGGCAGAATCCGCACGGAGATCATCAAGAACACCAGAGTCTTTTTCGGAAACCCGAACGACGCGCAGGTCCAGACCCAGCCGTGGATCATGATTGAGAAGCGGGACATGGTCCGGGCAGCCAGGAAACGGGCGGTGGAATTCGACGCTCCGGACTGGGCCCAGATCCTGCCGGACGATACGGAGAGCACGGAAGCCTTTGACAGCCAGAAGCGGACGGACAACAAGGTGACCTGCGTCACACTCATGTGGAAGGATGACGAGGGCGAAGTGTGGTCCTGCGAATTCACGCACAACGTGATGATCCGCAAACCCTACAACACGGGCCTGCGGCTGTATCCGCTGGTGTGGCTGAGCTGGGACTATGTGGACGAATGCTATCACGGTCAGGCGATGCTCACGGGACTTCTGCCCAACCAGATCTTTGTCAACAAGATCTGGGCCATGAGCTCGCTGAACATGTACCGCAGCGCCTTCGGGAAATATGTTTACGACAAGACCAGAATTGCCCACATCGACAACCGCGTCGGCGCAGCCATTGCGGTGACGGGCAATGTGGACGGAGCCATCAAGGCCATTGACCCGCCTGCCATCCATCCGCAGGTCTTCCAGTACATCACGGCGGCAATCAACACCACGCAGGAAACCCTGGGTGCGACGGAAGCGGCCCTCGGTGAAGGCAAGGCCTACAACACCTCTGCGGTGCTGGCCCTGCAAAAGGCTTCGGCCACGCCTCATGTGGTGACACAGCAGAACGCTTATGACCAGGATGAGGATCAGGGCAGAATCTGGCTCGAATTCATGACGGTGTACTACGGCAAGCGCACGGTGGACATGGCCATGACGGACGAGATGCGGGCCATGTTCGAGCAGGCAAACGCCCTGGCAGAACAGGCGGGACAGCCGCCGATGGAGATTCCGGACATGGTCCCGGTGGACTTCGATTTCGGCAGCCTGCGGGACCACGAAATGAACATCCAGATCGATGCGGGCGCTTCCAGCTACTACAGCGAAATCGCCAGCATGGAGACTCTGAGCAATCTGCTTGAACGCGGCGTCATCACCGGCGTTCAGTTCCTGGAGCGCGTACCGGACGGCCATATCACGAGACGGCTTGAACTGATCGCGGAGCTCAAGGAGCAGGCGCGGCAGCAGGAAGAAATGCAGCAGATGATGCTGCAGCAGCAGATGGCACAGGTGCAGGCACAGCAGGCCCAGGGCGGAGCCCCTGCTCCCGGCGGAGCGGGAGATGCCGTGGAAACCAGCGCCACGGCGGAGAAGAGGACCACGGGATTCAAGGAGCTCGGCGAGGCGCTGAGGCGCGTTGAGAGGGGACCGGGATGGCGAGAATCGGCGGCGTAACAAACGAGAGGATTTACAGCCTCAAGAAATGGGGCGGGCTGAATGAGGCCCCGGACGGGGACACCCGCCTCAAACTGGGGGAAGCCTCGAAGATGGTCAACTGGAAGATCACCAGGGACGGAAACCTCAAGAGGCGTCCGGGGACCCAGTTCATCGCAGGGCTGAGCCCGGAGTATTCCCTTCAGATCAGCGGCGACATTGCGGAGCTGCGGCAGGTGACGGAAGGTGACACCTTCGATGTGTATCACGATGCCTCTGCCGCGGCGATCCCCGGCAGGGTGATGCTGATCGGCACGGGCGCAGCCATTGTGGGCGGCAGCATCATCACGGACACGGCGAGCATTAATCGCGGTGTTTTGGACTTTGGCGCCTCCACGACAGCGCAGATTCAGGACGGCGTTCTGAGCGTGGAGAACGCTCCAAGCAAGATTACCCTGGAGGAACTTCGGGCGGAGCTGGAAGGGCTGGAAAGCGGGGAGTACCTGTACATCTGGCACGACGAGCTTCCGTATGCCCTTAGCGAAAACTCCCTCTACAGCGTCAACGACACGACCTGGCTCGGCGGGTATCTGATGACCTCTGTGGCCAGCAGCGCGGTTCCGGTGGAAGGACTCTGGACGGGCCTGGTGCAGGGGAAGGAAATGCTCCTCGCGGCCTGCAACGGCAGGGTGTGGAGCCTGTACGATGCTGAGCGGGATGTGATGACGCGAATCCCCATCGGTAATGTGGATACCAGCGGACGGGTGACCTTCTTCCCCTTCGGCGGGAACGTCTACATCATGGACGGGGACAACTACTACGTCTATGACGGAACGCTTCTGTCTCCGGTGTCAGGGTACATCCCGCTGGTGGCTATCGCCATCGGGCCGGTGATCGACGGGGAGAACCCTTCCAGCGGCGAGACCACGGGGGAATACGTCAACCGCCTGACCCCGTACCGCAGGGTCTGGATTTCCCCGGACGGGGAGCGGGCGACCTTCCCCCTGCCAGAGAAGAACATTACCTGGACAAGCCAGTGTTATGTGAAAGACCTGGGAACCGGAGAGGAACTGCCCGCAGCGGATTATACGGTGGACGCGGCAAAAGGTCAGGTGACCTTCGGAACGGTTCCCACCAAGAGCGTCAACAGCTATGAAATCTGCTATATGGTGGAGACGGAGACGGATTACCGGGCCCAGGTAACGGGCAACCGGTTTGCCGAACTCTTCTCCGGCCCGACGGATAACATGGTCTATCTCTACGGCGACGGGAGCAATCGGGCACTGTACAGTGGGATGGACTATGACGGGATGCCCAGAGCAGACTATTTCCCGGATCAGTACGAAGTCCACGCAGGGGACAGCAACACGCCCATCACGTCGATGATCCGACACTACGGGGATCTGGTATGCTTCAAGACGGATTCCACCTGGGCAATTACCCAGAACAGCATGGAGCTGGCCAGCGGGGACAACACGGTGGGCATCTACTGCACCCCTGTCAACCGCGACAAGGGCAATGTCGCTCCCGGCCAGGTACGGCTGGTGGACAACAACCCGGTCACCTGCTCGGAGCGCGAGCTGTACCACTGGGTCAATTCCAGCTACTACACCTCCACGCTTTCGCGGGACGAACGGCAGGCACGGCGAATCTCCGACCGGATCCAGACGAGCATCAAGGAGATCGATCTAACAAAGTGCTGCATGTGG